AAGCTCCGTGTAGGCCCCTGATTTTTTCTCCATCATGCGTTCGATTTTATCAGATAGATTTTCACATATCCCGGCTAGCACCTCATTTAGAACATCTTGTCCTTCGCTAGAAAGCCCTGATATTTTGCAACAGTAATTTGCGTGATCCAGCCACCTGTCGTAACGTTTCTCAATATATTTATTCAATGCCTCACTTGCCATAGTTGTCTTTATTTGATATATTTGTTGCATGCTGTAATGGGGTGGCGCTGTGAGGCGCTGCCTTTTTATTTATTCTCTTTGTTAGTCTTTATCTCTCGCTATAAAAATGCTACCTTTAGTCTCCTCTCTTGTTCTTAGTCAAATCGATCATGTATTCAATACCTGCATTGAAGCCTTTATTGAAACCATCTTTAAACTCATGATTTGATATTCCATGATAGTAAGCCGAGCCGAAGCACAAGGCGAAACCAATGGCTATCAACACCATCCCTGTTCCAAAGTATGGATAAGCTAGGGATATATGGAATGGCTTGAACTGGATCGATATTCCAGACGTGAGAATGAATATTAGCGAGATCATTCCGATTATTAACAATGATATTTTAAGCATCTGAACCTCCTTTGTTTTTCTTTAATCTTGTTTGACTTTTATAATCCTTACATCCATAAGCGGCGAGATTAATGGCGTGCGTACCTATTCCTTGTCCGGAGAAGCATGGGTAACGGATACATCTTACGCATTTCCTTCGTGGATATTTATTAGCGTCCTCCCGTTCTTTCAAACGGTTGATCCCTATGTATTCCTCTGCCATGATTATTCCTCCTCCTCGGTCTCGTCGAATATCCGGGCCATCATATCGACGATGTTTGTTTGTATATTGTCCTCCGCTCCAAGCACGGCGTTGCTTATATGCTTTTTCTCCTCGATGATAGCGTTTACGGCCTTTGAGGTCGCTCCGGCCCGTGAAGCGGTTTCCCGTAATGTGTCGAATACTTCCGATTTCTTTTTCCCGTTCAGGTGATATTTGGCATCGGCCAGCAGCTTCCCGGTTCGGGCGATATAGACGGCGAGGTCGTTCCCTCGCAGGACGGCTTCCTGTACCTCCTCGCTCATGGTAATGTTCAGGAAGGCATCTATGGCGGCCAGTTCCTCGGATATCTTGTCTGTCGGTGTGATATTGAGATTCATGATTTTTATTTTAAGATATAATCGTTGCCACAGTTGCCGCAATGATATACGTTGAATGTATCTCCCGTATACGTCTGTAATTTCTTTACGAGTACGGGAGCTCCGCATATAGGGCATTTCTTTACCAGCCTGTACTTTAGCCAGCCGATTAGGATTAAAATTAGACTCTTCATACTATTAGCTTATTAGCATCCACCACCGGAAGGCTAGCTCTTCGTACTTTTCTTTGCCACGTTTATATAAAGTGCCATCTTTTTTTATAGTGGCTTTGAAAATTTGTTGATTCTTTTTGCTTATTGCAACAATAAAATCTTGTTTACTTCCAGCAATATCCATATACCAAGCTCTTGAGCGATCCCAGTCGAAAAAATCTATGGCTTCATTAAATTGTTTTTGAGAAGAAGCAAAAGTTGTTTTTAAATCTCCTCCAAACCCCATTGCTGAAAACCAGAAATCCCATTTGCAACGAGTGTCAAGTGTGTATTCAAAATTGCCGTATTGAAATTTTTGATTTTTATTTACCATAAATTTCTGTTTATCGGATTGTTCCAATGCATACTTAATGAGCGGATCGTGTCGGGCTTCCATACGGAGTGACTTGATCATGGCTTGTGCCAGTTCCCAATCTTCGCCGGAATACAATACGTCATCTACCGTATGTTTGTCATATCTTACCCGTTCGGGTTCTGTCAGCATCGCATCCACCAGACTCCCGAACTTGAACGCCTTCTCCTTATCCCCGTATTGGGTACGGGGATAGAGGAGGTTCTTTAGTTCTGTCAGGTCTGAGTTGCTGACCTCAGACCGTTGGTAATACGTATCTTGCATCTTTTTCCTTGAGTTTTAAGTATTCAATGACTGCGAAGTCAAATTCAAAATCGTAAGTGTTATCCATCAGCCACCGGAACCATTTGCGGCCCTCTTCCGTATCGAGGATCTTTTTTAGGTTACTCGGTGTACGCCTGTATTTCCCGAAGTTTATCCATGAGGACAGATATAGCTTTCTCATATCACTTGGCCGTTATATCATCGACATATTTCACGAATGCGGACTGGATTCGCTCACCGTCCTTATTGGCTGTTTTCTCGCAATAGGAGATCATCTTCTTATGGATCTTCTCAAGATCCTCCATGCTCATGTTGATACCCTCACGCATGAACCACATCTGGTATACCTGCATGAATCCTTGTGGATTGGTGACTTGGATCTTTTTCTTGATCTTCGCCTTGGTAGGGGTAGGAGACATACTGGCGGCACTGAAATCGAAGGCTGCCTGTACTTCCGCGGTGGCTTTCTCTGCCTCCGCCTTGGCTCTCGCTTCCTCTTCCTTGCGCTTGCGTTCCAGTTCGGCCTTTTGACGTTCTTCCGCCTCTTTCCGTTTGCGCTCCTCCTCCAGCCGTGCCGCCTCGATTGCGTTGGTCTTGCGAATTTCCTCTTGCTCCTCCAGTTGTTTCCGGAGGGATGGGAGGCGGTCGACCAAGGATTGTTTCAGTCCCTCGATCTCGAAAGCGTATCGATCGGAATATTCTTTTTTCTTTAGGATGGCTATCTCGTCCTTGATCGCTTTGCGGGTCTCACCGTCCATATAGAATGTCTGTTTGTTATCCACGACGTTTTTCACGAAATCCGTCCATGAGAAACCGGTGCTTGTTTGCGTGATCTGCCGGCATACGTCCCCATACGTGGCTAGGGAGGCACGATTGAAAATCCCGTTCAAGGCGTTGATATGCTTCTCGACGTAGGCGGCGTACGTGGTATCAAGCAAGACCGTTATGTCGGCCCGGTATTGGGCTTTCTCGTTCTCCGCCAACTGTTTTTGCCGGGCCTCTTCCTCACGGCGTTTTTGCTCTTCCAGCTTCTTGGCGGCGTATTTGTTACGCTCCATCTGTAGCAGATAAGGGATGGTTCCCTTGGATTTGGCGTCTATGGAACCCTCTAGTGTCGTGAAACGTTTGGATATGGCCGTTAGCATTTGGGTTAACGGCTTCCGGCGGTTGTTCATGTTCTCTACGGTCTTCTTTGACTTCGCAAGGTATTCTTGTACCGCAGTGTCGATCTCGTCCGTGCCGATACCTCCATTTCCCTCAATCGTGTCCAAGAGGGTTTTCCCTGCGTTCGTGCAAGCTGAGACCGACGCCTCATTGCGGGCGAGAATATCCGGGGCTGTCTGTAAGATGCTAATGACCTCGTTAGCCTTGAAAGGTAAATTGTTATTCTGTGTATCCATGTCGATAAAATTTTGAATGTTGATATTGAACTCTTAAAATCCGGCTTCTTCATCTTCTTGTGATATTTGGGCTGTTATACCAGATACGGGTATCGGTTCCGCTTGCTGTTGCTCTCCGAATCCTTGTAAAGGATTTTCCGATTGGGGCTGGAGGGCTTGCGGTTGCTGTCCGGCTTGATTGGGCTGGATAACGGTTGTTTCTTCCAGTCCGTAGTCGATCTCTTGCGGTTCCTCCTGTGTCTCGAATGAGGAGAACTGTCCCGTGCGTACCTTGGGATATCCGTCGAAAGCGTGCTTGATAAGCTTGCTTTCCAAGAATCCTGGATCAATACCTCCTTCGCTAGAGGTATAAAGGGCATTGGCCTTCCCTTCTTTCTGCCGGGTTTGCGGGTTCCATTTCTGGTTGTTCTTAAAGCTGTACGCTTCCAATCGCTTGATATCGCCTTCCATCATCCAGTGCCAGTCCACGGTACCGTCGGAGCGTACGATACGTAAGAAACCACCTATCACCTTGTTGGACTTCCGGGGGCACGCCGCTTGGTAGGTCACGGTCTTTACACCATCTATCAAACCGGGGGAGAAGGTATCGCCCTCATAGCAAACCACGGGATTATCCACGTAACGGACTTGTCCGGCACGTTGCCGCATGACTAACTCGCCATATCCGGTGATGGAGAGATAAGCACGTAGTTCGTAGATATCGCTACCGTTGTTATCCTTATAGCCGGTCTTCGTGCTACGGGGAAGAATATAACAGTGCGGCCGTCCTGTCGGGTCAAGTGACAGGCCGTTGACCGCTATATCCAAAAAGCATCCATAGAGGGATAACGGTGTGCATTTTTGCAGTTCCGGCTTGTCTTGTAAGATCTTCCGGAAGTTGAATTTCTCTTTCTCGTAGATTTGCGCTCCTTGGGCGGTACCCCAGATCGCGTTATACATTTGGATGAACTTTTGTTCTACCCTGTTATCTTCCGCTATCATGAGCGGGTTTAGCTGATTCAACTCAGCTACTTTGATCTGAATTAGATTCGACATGATGTTATGTTTTTAAATGTTAGTTACCAATGTTTAGCTATCATGTAAGCCATTGCCGCACATCCGGACGTCGTGATGATATGCAGGAAATGTCCTAGGCAAATAGCCACGATTCCAAGTATGGCGAGCGTTCCGAAAAGGATGTAAAATCCCCACCTCACCGCTTGGGCGAGTTTCCAGTAATCTGTTTTCATACGTCAATGATTTATTAGCAATGCGGTTTACCGTCCGTGAAATAGCGAGTTGGATGGGTATCGTAAACTTCCTTTTGCAACGCCTTGCCAAGGTGCCTTGCTATGTTAATGATTCATTTAATAGTCGTATGGATCTAGGGCGCACTTATACAGGTTTTCCAGCCTATACTCGATTTTGCCCGGTCGCTTGTAACGTTGTAGCCTACCTTCCGAGACCCATCTTTCCACGTTCTGCCTCCCGAAACGGAGGTGCGCTTCCTTTTGCCCGATAAATTCCCGGATACCCGCTTGCATCCTTGTGATTTGCCAAGCAAGGTATTCGATCTCGATCTTTCGTAAAGAAGGTATGCTTTGATAGGTGTTTTCGGTTGGCATGATTATTCGCCCTTAAATAGATTCTTTTCGTTCGCATATCGCATGAACTCCGCCATGGAGTGTATTGAGAGTTTCCGGAAAACGTTCTTCCGGTGGTTCTTTACGGTGTGGGACGAGATGAAAAGCGTTTCCGCGATCTCTTCGTCTTTCTTGCCATAGTAGCAAAGCTCCATCACCCGAAGCTGGCTGTCTGATAATGTACTGTTGAACTTCGGTTCACAGATTTTCTTAAACCCGTCACATTCTCCTCGTAGAGGGCAGCCGACAAACTCGAATTTGAAATTCCAGTTCTCATCCACGTCTATCATGTTATCGTACAGCCCGAAGTTGCATTTGATAAACCTACGTACAGCCAAGAAATCCCGGTAGCATTTATTCCCGTCGTAACGGGCGTAATACTTGCGGAGTGCCGCATAAGCCTCCGGATAGAACTCTTCCAAAATCTCAAGGAAACTTTGAATGAAATCCGTATCGGACTCTTTCAGTTGGCGTTCCGGCTGTCCCTGCTCTTTGATAGTTACTTCGCCGGAGGGGGTGGTATAGAATTCTATTGCGCGCATACCTTATCCTCCTTTGGGAATAATTCACTGGCAGGAATGCCAAGTTCTCTTTCTATCACTTCTTGGGCTAACGCATCCGGTTGGTAGACTCCCGCTACCCAACATCTGACGGCCGATTCAGATCGTTTGGTAATGGTGGCTATCTTTTGGATGAAAGCCTTCTTAGGCGGCGTGTTGTCCATGGAGAAGTAGATCTCTCTGAATGAACGAGCGCCAATCTCATGACCTTGTAGGTTTAATTTTTCCATTTTTGCCTCCTTACATTATTATATATGTTCTGTACTTTGTATTTTCGCAACTACTATTAATCATTACAGGTGCAAATATGGAACAAACTTGTGAAAAATACAAGAATATTTGCGAAAATCTAAATAAAAACTTTTGTTTTTCGCAAATTGATGTGTGGATATTGTGCGTAACTTCATAAATATGAATGTAATAGATAACATATTTAAGATAATGGCTCAAAAGGGTATCAAACAACGAACGTTGGCTGATGCTATGGGTATTGATGAGTCCCAAATTTCTGTAATGAAAAGGGGAAATCGCGATTTGAAGATTTCTGAAGTTGAGAATATCGCAAGTTGCTTGGGTGTTTCTATAACAGACTTGTTTACTTGGCCAGAACGATATGTGCTGGAGCAATCTGCCGGAGCAAAAGGCTTAACTACCCCAAAAGTTATACTGCAATTGGAGTTGGAAGATAGTGATGTGAAAGCTGATGTGATAAAGTTGGCTTTTGGGGATAGGGTGTTGGAGATTAAGAATAAATGATATGCGATTTCTTTTTTGGAATATCTGTAAGAATAATATTTTTAAAGAGATAGCATCTTTGGTGATAATCAAAGATATAGATGTTTTACTGATAGCCGAATTTCCTACAAATATAGATCCTAAAGAATTAAGGAATGAACTTTTGTGTAGAGGTGTTAGATTTGATTATATATCCCCATATTCTCCTAAAGATAAAGTAAGGGTATATACACGTTTTAGGAAATCATTGATTACAAATATTCAGGATGAAAGTGGTGTAAGTGCAAAAAGTATTTATAGTCCAATTCTTAAAAATAAAGTTATCTTAATAACTTGTCATTTACCAAGTAAAATAAGTAAATCAGATATGAACCAATCAGAGTTGTCGTCTGATGTTAGGGATTTTATTCTAAGAGTAGAGAATAGGTTTAATCATCAATATACAGTGGTGTGTGGTGATTTTAATATGAATCCATTTGATGAAGGACTTATAAAAGCAAAAGGATTTCATGCTATTATGAATAAAAAAATAGCATTGAAAGGAAAACGAAAAATCAATGATAAGGATTATAGTTTTTTTTATAATCCTATGTGGGGCTTTTTAGGAAATGGAGTTGTTTCTGGAACTATGTATTATAATTCTTCTGATCATATAAATTATTTTTGGCATATGTATGATCAGGTTTTATTAAGGCCTGAATTGATCCCATTTTTTGATGATAAAGAGTTGGAGATTGTAACAAATATAGGGAGCGAAAATTTGTTATCAGATATAGGTATTGTTAATAAAAAATATTCAGATCATTTACCAATAATATTTACATTAAAAATATGAGATATGGAAACTAAGAGTTTGTGGCCAAAAATTGAAGTTGATAAAAGAGAACTTCCTTTTTCAATATTAAAAAAGCAATCTGATTTATTAAGTGATTTGACAAATGGATGTTTGTGTGGAGAGATTGTAAGTGCTAATAAAAAGGATTTCTCTTCGTCTTTGAGAGAATATCAAACAACATCAACATTTGATTATCGAGTGTATTCTTTTTATATACTTGCCAATGAGTTGTCTGATTATAGATATTTGTTATTGACATTGGAACATAATGTGTTAGAAATATATCCTGCAAAAATAAAAAGCGAAATAGGAGGAATTGATCGTGTTGTCTATAGTGAAGAAGAATTATTGGAGGTTTTATCTTTGGTTTTAGGGAATTCGGTTACAAAGGAAATTATAGAAACATTGGTTCTTCAAAGTAGAGAAATTTGTTTTTGATATTGAAGGCGTTTCTCATATAGCGGAAGTTATAGACGTTCGTTATTCTATTTCAGATAGAAATGTCGATATAATAATAGGTAAAGAACGTCTATATACTGATTATAAAACAGAACTTGATGCTTTGGGAACTCTGGCTTTCAAAACGCAGTTGAAATAATATTCATCTGCGTATGGTTTGAGTTCTTCAAGCTGTTTCTTTGTGAGATACAGTCCTGCGAAAGGAGGTTGTTTGCCTTCTTTCACTTGTCGCATTGCATTAGATACGGCTTTGCGAATTTTAATTTGTTGAATCTGTTTATCGAACAT